CTTGCCCGGGCAGTTTTTTGAAAAAGAATTTGGTAATGCTGATGACCTGAAAAGGAGCGCAACTGAACAGCTAAAGAACCAGACCGAACGAGCGAGGTCCGCCTTTGAGGCCGGTGAGATCGACCACTTCCTCGACCGTGATGGCTTTAAGGTCACGGCCGGTGAGCTTGATGACTGGTATCGCAGGGAGAGCGACTACCTCGACCAGTACCTCGATGACGTGGCCCTCGGTGGCAAGGGCGTCATGCACAACGAGCTTGCGCTTCCCGATGGGCAGAATTACCGCGAGGTGCTGTTCAAGCTCCCCGCAAAAGAGGATGACTTGGTCTTTGTTCCGCCTGCATCCCACTACGAGGACGCCGTCAACACCCTTGGGTCGATCCGCATGACCGACCGTACGGTAGACGGCAAGCCCATCCTCTTCGCTGAAGAGGTCCAGTCGGACTGGGCGATCAAAGGCGCCAAGGAAGGTTATGTCACTGGCGATGCTGGGAGAATTAAAGGAAAAGCAGTTCAAGATAAAGGGCCGTACCGTCTTGAACAAGGTCCATATTGGGAGGTTCAGTGGGAAGACGGCACCTATTCCGGGGGGTACAACCAAGCGTCTGCAGAAGAGGTTGCTCGGCGAGGAAAACCGGGGCCCGGAGCCCCCGACAATCCCTTCCGCAACAACTGGTACCAACCGGTCATGAATCGGTTTCTGATTAAGGCCGCTCAAGAGGGCAAAGAGGGCATTGGCCTGACCAACTCCGAGGTGCACATTCAGCGCTACAACCTGCGGAATTTCACTGACAAGGTGGTTTATAACCCACGGCTGAAGACGCTGGAGCTTTACCAAAAGATCGACAGCGAGAGTCCGTTTAAGACTCTCCAGAATCTGGATGAGGAAAAGCTCCGCAAGAAGATCGGCGACGACACCGCCAAGAAGATTTTGAGCACCGACAAGAACGAGGACGGCGAGTTCGTTCTCTCGGGTGAGGCATTAGAAGTTGGCGGGGAAGGCAAACAGAAATTCTACGACAAGATCCTGCCCGACTACCTGAACAAGCTGGGCAAGAAGTACGGCGTACAGGTTGAGAAGCGCTCGCTTGAGCCGTTCAGTGCCCCTGAGCGCCGCAACGTCCCGCTCAACAACATTTCGGAAGACAAGGCCCGGGAGTTCTACTACTTCCCCATTACGGACGAGATGCGAGCGGACTTGCTGAGCGAGGGTTTACCCGTATTCGCTCAAGGTGGCGCTGTGTCCAAGCATCAAATCAACAAAATGAACTTTGCGTTAAACAAGAAGCGCGAAGATCGTGATCTGGCGCTCAAAGGCGGAGGGCCCATTAAAAAGGGTAAGTTGAAGGCGCTCTCTAACGTGGTCAATAAGCGCATGGCAAAGGGCGGCGTAGTCAAGGCGGCTACGAAGGGTGCTAAGAGCGCCGCTGAGGCGATCAGCAAGGCCGCTAAGAGTGCAGGTGCCAAGACGGGCCCCGCAACCGCTGAGAAGGATCTGACCACGCTGGACGACTTCCGCGTGTCACTGGGTGACCGTCTCCGCGAGAAGGTGGCCGAGGCCAACAAGATGATGAGTGGGTTTGATTACCTCTACGAGCCCGGGCAACGCGTATTCACTAAGAGCAGTGCGGCAAAGAACCTGCCCCCGCTTGAGATCATTGCGCGTGACCGGTATGGCAACAACGTCATCTATAACGTGCCCGGAGACATTGCGAGCGGCAAGGTGATGGACCCGGCCACGGGCAGGGCCAAGCGCACCCCGTACGAGCCCGGGTACTTTGTCCGCCAGCAATTTGATGGCGATGATTACAGCGAATTCATGATCCCGCAGTCGGCCATCCTTGGTGACGTGGATATGGCAAAGGGCGGGGCGATTAAGGCCGCAACCAAAGGAGTCAAAGAGGTGAAGAAGGAGCTCAAAGAGCTCAAGTCCGCCTTAGAGAAGGCCAAGGGCCCTGAGCGTACGCCGATCATGCCTGCACCCAACCGTTGGTTCCTGAACCCTGAGAAGTTTGCCGGCCCTCAGAAGGTGCTTGAGCAAGCCATTGAATCGTCGGGCAGGCCACGCGAATCGTTCGTCAGTGGCGCTTATATCGACCCCCGAACCGGTGAGGTGCTGGATGCGTCGGTGCTGAGAAATGTCATTGTCGGAATTGACCCTGAGACCGGACGCCCTGTTATGTCTGGCGTATCGGAGTCGGGCCTGTCATTCCCCGGCCGTGAAGAGGGCCCGCAAACCCTATCTAATCTTGTGCGCCGCAACCTATACGAGCCAATGGAGCCGGGTAGCGTACTTGATAAGACCCCATTCATTGCGACCATCGAGAAGAGCGGCCCCGGTCATATCTACGGGCTGGCAACGGAATACGAAACCCCGGTGGAGTTGTACAACACCCGAGGCACCGGCAACCCCACGCTTCGCCCGAAGTCACGCGGTGACATCTACGGGCTTGGCGATGTTGTCGGCCAGATGCGGATCAAGGGCAGGGAGAAGCCCCATGACGTATGGGAAAAGCTCGTGGTCGTTCCTAAGGGCAAGACAGTAAAGGGCGGCACCAAGCTCGGTGGCGGTCTTGGCGTTATGGCTCTGGACGAAGAGGAAGAAGAGTTCGCCAAGGGCGGCGTCCTATCCAAGATGAAGAGGCTCAAAAAATGATCCCCGAGATTATCCGTGACTTAACGATGAAGAGGGGCGGCTCTGTTAAGGAGGCCGTTAAAGGCGCGAGCAAGGGGGCGAAAGAGGCCGCGAAGGCAACGAAGTCCGTCATTGAGGATTGGAAGTGGCGCCCCTCTGAGCAGGTCATTGAAGAGGTTGGCCTTCAGGAGGTGCCAGATTACATTCAAGGCGGCTTTGGTAATTTCATGGCCGGCCAGCAAAAGCGAGCCAAGGCGGGTGAGGTGGGTGCCCGCGACCTGATTAAGGCATACACGATTACCCGGTCCAGCGTTAACCGCTCGGGCCTTCCACGAGATACCGCAACCAAGACCGGCATGAAGTTGCCCAAAACCAAAGGGCTTGTTCGTCCTGAGGGCGCTTTCTCCGAGTGGCTTGGATCAAAGCAGGGGCAAAACTACCTTAAGGCCGCGGAGCGTGGCGAGGTTGACGAGAAGGCAATTGCCGACTTGCAAGAGAAGTTTGCCCCGTTTGGCATGGCCTCTGTGCTTGCCGACGATATGCGTTGGGCGGTAGAGAACGCCCCAAGACTGGCCGAGAATCTATCGGAAACCATTGTTGGAGATCCGCAGACCTATCGGTCCGTGTCCCAACAGTTGCAAGGGATTGGCCCCGCCAAGTCGGGCTTTATGGGCTCCCTTATCGGCAGGGGTGACTTCCCCACGCTTGACGCCCGCCAGCTTCGCTTGCATACCGGCGCAGGTGGTGCCGAGGCGGCAAAGTACATGAGGCGCCAACGTGGCCTTGGCGGCGAGCAGGCCGTTGGACGATTAGCAGATCGTCAGCAAGAGATGGGGCTAGAGATTGACCCGTCGCTTGATCCCTTTTATCAGCACCTGACGCACCACGCTGTCTGGGATAAGGTAGCAGACGAAAAGACGACGCATGAAGACATCGTTCGCGCCATGATGGGCTACGCCAAAGGCGGTGCGGTAGGCGTCGCCAAGGGCGCTCTGGAGGGCGCAAAGAAGGCGGCCAAAGCGGCCAAGAGGCACCCGACCGTATTTAAGCCTGCCGCCCCTCTGGGCAAAGAAGAGATCCGCAAGATGGCCCAGCAGATGGCCGAGCAGACGACGGGCGAGTTTGTGCGCCCCGACCCGACCAAGTCAGTCAATCCTGCCGGCAAGTCTAAGAAGCAGTTTGAGCGTGAGCGCGACCTCCGCAAGGTTATCCGCGCCAATGCGCCTGAAAAAGAGGTGCCCTTTGTAGACATCGCCAAGGAGGAAGGCAACCTGATCGTGGCCGTCCCGGGCGATCCGACCATTGGCGGCGTCTTGCGAGGTGGATCATTAAATGAGCCTCCCCGTGGAACGCATGAGCTTGTCGGGGTTGGAGACGCGGATTTTGACGTGCCCGTCCAGCTTTATGGTGGTCCCCGCTATGGCGATGAGGAAAAGTTCTGGGCGTCCAACGTATCAGCGGCCAGTGGCATTCAGAACCCCGTGACGGAGTTCTCGCAGGCCATGGGCGACCGTCCGGTCATTGGTATGTACACCAAGATGACGCCGGAATCCTCGCGCTTTGCTTTGCATACGCTTGACTCTTTGCTTGCCTACCAACAGCCCCATCGCCTGCCTAAGAAGACACGGGCCGAGCTAACCAAGCTGGTGAAGGCAGGCAACCCTAAGGCAGGTAAGTTTCCGGGCTTTGCCGGGTTTGATGATCCCGAGACCGTGCTATTGCAGGCCAAGCAAGATCCAGAGCTTCGCAAGCATATTTCCAAGGTGCTCGCGATGCCGTCGGTTAACGAGCCGTTGAAGATGCGCTCCGGGCTTGACGTGCTCTCGGCCATCTCGCACCCAGAAATCGAGAACCTGCAGACAGGCGCCAGTGGCTTCTCGCTTGGCGTACTGAAGCCCGGTGCAGGGCTGACAGAATCAATACACCCGACTTATTCTCACGACATCCCGGGCAAATTCTTAGGGCAAACACGGTACCCAATCCCTGCAGAATTGGCCTTCCCGCGTACTATGTCGTACGTCAGGGAGAATATTCCAACCGGTCAGCCGTTTAACACCATGAAAATGGTGGGCGCTCGGGAGGTTATCGATCCGCAGTACATTGACCAGATCAAGATGTACGAAGAGCTTATGAAGAAGTACACCGGCCGCAAGAAGGGTGGGCTGGCGTCAATCAAAAAGGTAAGAAAAAATGGCTGAAGAGTTCCCAATCGACCCAGAATTCAACCGTTTTATTGCCGGACAGCCCGGTGATGCAGGTGCAGAGCCCCCTTCCCCCGAGGAAGAAGAGCTCAACCTCGATGACAGCGAGCTAGAAGAGCTTCCCGACGGCTCTGTGGTGGTCAAGATGACCACGCAAGGCCCCATGGAGAACGAAGACTTCTACCAGAACCTTGCCGACAGTGAGGTCATGGACCACATTGAGCTTGTATCGCTGGCAACAAAGTACATTCGGCTGGCTGAAAAGGACAAAGAGGCCCGCAAACAGCGCGACAAGCAGTACGAAGACGGCATTCGCCGCACCGGAATGGGCAACGATGCCCCCGGAGGCGCTAACTTTCAGGGCGCAAGCAAGGTGGTTCACCCCGTTATGGCCGAGGCGTGTATTGATTTCGCCTCCCGAGCCATTAAAGAGATGTTCCCGCCTGATGGCCCGACCCGAACGAAGATCCTTGGCGACGTAGACGAGACTAAAACGGAGATCGCCGAGCGCAAGAAGGACTTCATGAACTGGCAGTTGACCGAGCAGATTGAAGAATTCCGCGACGAGCAGGAGCAATTGCTCACCCAGCTACCGTTGGGCGGCTCGCAGTTCCTGAAGCTCTGGTACAACGACGATCTTAAGCGTCCTTGCGCCCAATTCCTACCCATTGATAACGTTCTCTTACCTTTCTCGGCCGCAAACTTCTACACGGCTCAGCGGATTACCGAGGTGGACGACATCTCCGAGTATGAGTTCCAGCGCCGCATTGACCGCGGGCTGTATCGGGATGTCTCGTACGTCCGGGCAACGATGGACCCCGAAGAAACGCCCCCTGAGAAGGCCACAAACCGCATCGAGGGCAAGTCAAATAACGACAACGAGGACGCCGTACGACGCGTTTATCACGTCTATTGCTGGCTTGAGCTTGATGACGATAAGTATTCCGAAGGAAAGCTCGCTCCGTACATTCTGATGATCGACGAGTTGGACTCCGAGGTGCTCGGTTTGTACCGAAATTGGGAGGAAGGCGACGAAACTCTGACCAAACTGGACTGGATCATCGAGTACAAGTTCATTCCATGGCGCGGAGCTTATGCCGTTGGCCTGCCGCATCTCATCGGTGGCCTGTCTGCGGCCCTGACCGGCGCATTACGCGCCCTTTTGGACTCCGCCCACATTAATAATGCCGCAACCTTGCTGAAATTGAAGGGGGCAAAGGTCTCCGGCCAGTCCCAGCAGGTTGAAGTCACGCAGGTGGCAGAAATTGAAGCCGCCCCGGGCGTCGATGACGTGCGAAAGCTGGCTATGCCTATGCCGTTTAACCCGCCCTCCCCCGTGTTATTCCAGCTACTGGGCTGGCTTACCAGCGCGGCCAAGGGTGTTGTGACCACGGCCGAGGAAAAGATCGCCGATGTCAACGCTAACACCCCGGTTGGCACGACGCAGGCGCTGATTGAGCAGGGCGCGGCCGTATTTAGCTCCATTCACGCCCGATTGCACGAGTCTCAGTCCCGAACACTGCGCGTTTTAAGCCGAATCAACCGCTGGTACCTCGACGATATGCGTCGGAGTGAGGTTGTTGAGGATTTAGACATCAAGCGCGAGGATTTTGCTCGGATAACGGACGTTATTCCCGTCTACGACCCGCATATCTTCTCGGAAACGCAGAGAATGGCGCAGACGCAGGCCGTTCTGCAGGTTATGAAAGAGAATCCGGACCTGTTTAACCGCAGGGCGGTGATCATGCGCTTCTTAAAGCAGTTAAAGGTACCGGGCGTTAACGAAATCATGGTTGACGTGCCGCCTCCCGTGAAGATGGACGCCGCCAACGAGAATGTGGCGATGTCAATCAACCAAGCGGCCTTTGCCTACCCTGAGCAGGACCATCTTGGCCACATTCAGGCGCACTTGGACTTCGCTAAGAACCCTGTCTTTGGTGCCAATCCTATGATTGCGCCGACATTTCTGCCCAAGGCTATTGAGCACATTAAACAGCACCTCGTGCTTTGGTATCTCAACCGCATGAACGGCTACGTTCAGAAGTCTATGGGCAAGAAGCTGGACGGTTACGACCTGCTTGACGACCCCAAGATGGTGGACCAGCTATTTGGCGCCGCCTCCCAGCACGTTGACATGGATACCGAGCAGACGCTTAAGGGCATCATGCCGGTGATCCAGCAAATGGTTCAGATGGCCCAGAAGACCAAGCAGAAGCCGCCTATGACCGCGGACAACCAAGTCTTGCTTGAGACATCCATGGCCGAGACCAAGCGACGTGCTGAGCGCGACAAGGCTGAGATGCAGTTGAAGTCCCAGCAATTGGAGATGGATACGCAGTTAGAGCTTAAGAAGCAGGCCGACGATATGCAGTTGGCTATGGAAGAGTTGCAACTGAAGTTGGCGATCGCGACCAACGATCAGGAGACGAAAGAACGCATCGAGACGGCCCGACTTAATCGGGATGCGGCCAAGCTCGCACATGAGCAGGACAAGACCGTGATTGACCTCACCACGAAAGGAGCCTGAGATGGCAAACGAGCAAGAGCAGAAAAGCGAACTGGTTAACCAGCACAAGCGCATCGCTATGGGCGTGAAGCTGGACGGCCAGTCCATGAAATCCTCGGAGAAGTCCGGGTCAAACAACCAAAAAGGAGGCGCCCTATCGCAAGTTAAACCGAATAAATGAAGACGTTAGGTGACCTAATTGGTGCGATTAAGTCCTCGCAAGCTGAAATAGCTTCGTCCTTGGCGCAGGGAAAAGCGCCTACATGGGAGGCTTACCATCGATTAGTCGGGAGACATGAAGGGCTACAAGATGCCCTTGATGTGTTGAATAACCTGTTAAAGGAAGACGATGAAAATGAATGAACCGGTAGCTTCTAACGAAGCTGAATTGGCTTGGGCATTCCCGAGCGTAGACCCCGGAGCAAAACCACTTGGCGGCCGTATCTTAGTTCAGTTGCGCCGCACAAAAAAGAAGACCACAAGTGCCGGGATTTTATTGGTTGAAGAAACCAAAGAAACCGAGAAGTGGAACAACATGGTGGCCAAAGTCATTGAGATTGGCCCTATTGCGTTTAAGCACCGCGACACAATGCAGGCATGGCCCGAGGGCTCATGGTGCGAGGTCGGTGACTACATTCGGGTGCCCAAATGGGGCGGAGACCGATGGGAAGTCAAGGTGCCCGGGGATGACGATCTAGAGGACCCCGCGCTTTTCATGATCCTGAACGACCACGAAGTCATCGCTAAGGTGACCTGTGATCCACTTGCTATGAGGGCCTTCATATGAGCGAGAAAGAGGAAGAATTAAAGGTCAAGGAAGAAGCCGACGGTTCGGCCTCTGTGGAGATGGACGCCCCCGAGGGGGAGGAAACCCAAGAGGTTGAGGCGAAGGATAACCTTGAAGATAACCAAGACGGTGACGATCAGAACGATGATCAGGGCGACGACGGCGATGAGAATGATCCCGACGTAACCGAGGCGGTCAGAGCCGCCCGACGTGCCCGACGCAGAGCCAAGAAGGAATTAGTGCGTCGCACCAATCAAGAGAAGGATCAAAAACTGATCCTGCTTGAGCGTCAGAACCAAGAGCTTATGAGCCGGCTCAATTCGCTGGAACAGCGTAGTAGCGCCGCGGACATGGCTCGGTTTGACGCAACCATCAAGGATGCTGAGAACCGGCTCAAATACGCCACAATGAAGCTCAAAGAGGCTACGGATAACGCCGACGGCGACTCCATGGTCAAAGCTCAAGAGGCTTATTACGAGAGCAGGCGCCAGCTTGAGGCCCTTCAGGGCCATAAAAAACGGTTGTTGCAGGCTTCCAAAGAGGAGCCCGCGGTCAATCCCCGCGTCGTTCAGTACGCCCAGAAGTGGATGGATCAAAACCCATGGTTTGACAGTAACCATGGCGACGTGGACAGCAAGATTGCCCACGCAATTGATCAATCGCTATCTAGCGAGGGATATGACCCAGCAACGCCGGAATATTGGGAAGAACTTGACAATCGCTTGTCAAAACGTTTACCCCATATTTATACTGATACTCATGTTGAGCAACCTAAAAGGAGGACTCCGAGGTCAGTGGTAACGGGTTCATCGCGGGAATCAGGTGGCGATAGTGGTGGTAATCGATCGTCATTTGTATTAAGCCCCGAGCGCGTGAGAGCTATTAAAGATGCCGGCAAGTGGGACAACCCATCCGAACGCGCCAAGATGATTAAACGTTATGCGGACTATGACCGCTCACAAAGGAGTTAACTAATGGATTCTCGACTTAAGAAAAATCTCTCAGCCGGTGGACGCGAAACTCGCGCAAGCGAGGACGCTGAAAGAAAACCCCCGGAGGAGAAGTTCATGTCAGCGCAGGAACGTCGCAAGATGTGGAGCGATGAATGGACACAAAGCGCACTGCCTAAAGTGCCCGGTGACCCAAACTGGCATTACTGCTGGTTATCAACAACTAACGCTTACGACAGCATTGATAAGCGATTGCGATTGGGATACGTCCCCGTCAAGGCCGAGGAAATGGTTGGCTTTGATAATTATCGCGTAAAAGCTGGCGAGCACGTTGGTTTTATTGCGTGTAACGAGATGATCCTTCACAAGATCCCCATGGAAATCTATCAGGACATCATGATGCAGATGCATCACGATATGCCTTTAGAGGAGTCCGACAAGATCCGTGTTCAAGTGGAGAATCTTCAAGGTGCGCGTGATAGCAATGGCAAGTCTCTTGCTCAGGTTGAGGGTGAAGGGTTCGGTAGTCTAGACCAAGAAGTGAACCGCCCAGTCTTTTCTGGGTAACTTAACCTATTAAGGAGAATTGCTATGTCTGCGACTAGCGCTCCGTTCGGTCTGCGCCCTGCGTTCCATCCATCTGGTTTGGATCGCGCTCAAGCGCTTGCCGGCGGTATTGCTTCGGCCTATGCGTCGAACATTTTGAAGGGACAACCTGTCAAGTACGCAACAAGTGGCACCATCGTGGTTGCCGCCGCTGGCGACGCCTTTGTTGGCGCCTTTGCTGGCGTGGAGTGGACTGACACTACAGGTCGTCGCCGTGTGTCCAACTACTGGCCTGCTAACACTGCTTATCAGGCTGGCTCCTGCGTGGCTTATTTCTATAACGACCCCAATATCGTTTATGAAATCCAGTCCGACGGTACGTTGGCTCAAACTTCTGTTGGTGACATGGCTGATCTCAGCAATGCCACTGCAGGATCTGCGGTCACGGGTCTGTCCCAATGCACACTGTCCAACACCCTCGCTGGTGCTGGTAACAGTGCCCAGATGTTGATCCTCGACATCGCACCCTACCCCGACAATGCTTGGGGTGATGACTATGTCATCGTGCGCGTCAAGATCAATGAATCTCAAATCAATGCGTCTGTGAACGCTGTCTAAGAAGGAGAGTAGATCATGGCCGCTCCGATGCGTAGTACCGACTTTAGAAGTATTGTCGAACCCATTCTTAACGAGTGCTTTGATGGTGTTTACGATCAACGCACTGATGAATGGTCACGAGTCTTCCGTCAACAAGAAGGCATTCCCCGCAATTATCACGAGGAACCAGTCCTTTATGGGTTTGGTGCCGCGCCTCAATTGCCTGATGGCACTCCGGTGACCTATCAGCAAGGTGGCGTACTCTTCCTCAAGCGCTATGTGTACAACGTGTATGGCCTTGCCTTCGCGCTGACCAAAGTGCTTGTTGAGGACGGCGACCATATCCGTATCGGTCAGGTTTACGCTAAGCACCTCGCTCAGTCCCTCGTAGAAACCAAAGAGACGCTTTGTGCCAACGTGCTCAACCGCGCCTTTAACAGTTCCTACGCTGGTGGTGATGGCGTTGCGTTGAATGCTAATAACCATCCGATCGTTAACGGCACGTTCAGCAACCTGCTGACGACCGCCGCTAACCTGTCCCAAACCTCGCTTGAGCAAATGCTCATTCAGATTCGTCAGGCCGTTGACAACAACGGTAAGAAGATTCGTCTGGTGCCCCGCCAATTGGTGGTTGCCCCCGGCAATGTCTTCCAAGCTGAGATCCTTCTGAAGAGCGTGTTGCGTTCGGGCACGGCTGACAACGACATCAACCCAATTAAGTCCATTGGACTTCTTTCGGAAGGTGCCGCTGTTCTGTCGCGTCTTACGAGCTCAACGGCTTGGTGGGTTCAGACAGATGCTCCTGAGGGCATGAAGCTCATGATGCGTCGGGCTCTTGAGAAGACCATGGAAGGTGATTTTGAAACCGATTCCATGCGTTACAAGGCTACCGAGCGTTATGACGTAGGCTTCACTGATCCTCGTGCCATGTACGGTACGCCGGGAGTTTAAGAAGTAAGTACCCCGCCCGGGAAACTGGGTGGGGATTATCTAGGGATCGTTTTAGCCCGTCAGACTGCCCCTAGCAGATCATGCACAGACGGACGGGCGACTTGTGCATAAGGAGTCATACAAATGGCTAATACGACTTTTAGTGGTCCAGTTAGATCGCAAAATGGTTTTCAGGCAATTTCAATTGCAACAACCGGCGTAGAAACAACTAGCGCCGTATCCTTAACTGTCAACGGACTCGTAGCGACCCCGGTTGCTTTGGATGACGGCGACGTAACATTGACCGCCCCCGCTAATGGTGGTGGTGTTTTCAACATTGTCCCTGATGGCACCCAAGACAATACTTACACGCTTCCTACTCCCGTAGCAGGACAGTCGTTTACGTTTGTATATGGTGGCGGCGCGGCTGATGCAACCGACTTCATTATCGATACCGGTTCGGACACCAACTTCTTTATTGGTGGCGTAACGTTCCACGATACAGATGACGGTGCTGTTTCGGTTGTCTATTCCGACGGTAACTCCAACAGCAAGTTGCAGGTCAACGTTCCTGCTGGCGCTCAGATTACGGTTATTGCTTTAGACGCAACCAATTGGCAAGTGTTTGGCACCGTTGTTGGCGCCACTGCTCCCGCCTTTGCCGATCAATAAGCCAGTCTATTTAACAGGAGTTAGATGATGGGACAGTTCAAACCGATGGTAAAAATGCAGACCACGGAGCCAAGCGTTGAGTTAAAACTCAAAAAGGGCGGCAAAGTGGAGAAGAAAATGCAAATGGGCGGTGCAACCGCTGGTGGCCCCGAAGTTGGCGGCACCGGTATGCCCGCTCGTGGGGGCATGATGCCCTCGATGCGCCCCCGCAAGCCCAGCCTTGCCGATCGTAAGCGAGCAATGCGTACGATGGGCTCTGCAGGTCCTACGGGCCCTGTTGGCCGTGGCGCTCAGATGGCTGATGCCGCAAGTGCGATGAGCACCAAGCCTGCTATGCCTACCCCCGCCATGAAGAAAGGCGGAGAGAGCAAAGCTGAGCATATGGCCGAAATGAAGAAGATGGCATCGACCGAGAAGAAGCTCAAGGAACACGCTGGCAAGCCTGCTAGTAAAGCTCACAAGGGCTTGAAGACCGGCGGTGTCGTTATGGGTCAAGGTGGCTACAAGACCGGTGGCGTTGTCATGGGGCAGGGCGGTTACAAGACCGGCGGTGTTGTAAACGGTCAAGGCGGCTATAAGAAGGGCGGCAAAGTAAAAAAGACGGATGCTACGGGAACGAAGAATAGCGGTGCTCCCGTAGCAATGCCCAAGCGGCCTACCGCTAAGCCTGTTGAAATCACCAAGCTCGCCGGAACTTACAAAGAGGGCGGGGAAGCAAAGAAGAGTGACAAGCGCAAGCGTGTCGCCGCTTTATTGCAAGCCCCTTCTTTTGATAAGGGCCGTGGCGCCAAGTCAGACATGGATATTGATCTTATTGATGACATGGGCGACGAGGTTGAGGAGCTTATTTCCTCGGCCGGCGACGGCGCTGTTACAGAGACTGAGAAATCAATCACTGTAGCCCCCGGGATGAAAAAGGGTGGCAAGGCAAAGTGTAAGTAAAACAGATGGGGGCTTAGGCCCCCGTCACTTTTGGAGATAGAAATGAAGGTTCAAACTGTTTCTAAAACCGGTGTTGGATCTAGCACGGCCGTTCCCATGAACACCAACGTGACGCCTTTTAATGTTGGGTTTGGCGTAACGGTCAGTGGCAATGTGGACTACACCGTTCAGCATACGTTTGATGATCCCGGCGTAGGCTTTACGACATGGTTCTCGCACCCCAGCGTGTCGGGTAGTGCAGATGATGATGGCAACTATGCATTTCCGGTGACCGGAGTAAAGGTGCTTGTTAACTCAGGCGATGGAACTGCAACGCTTAAAATCGTTCAGGCTGGCATCTAATGGCTCAGGTCGGCAACTCCTCAGTCGCTGACCAAGCCAACACCACTGACGGTGAAGCTCAGGGCGTTTGCGCGATCAATGACCCGAACGTTGACGAGTATGGCCTAGATGTAGGCGATGGCGGGGTCGTCGATCTTTATCATAACCTCACGCCCACAGCTAAGTCGTACATTGCCGAAGAGTCGTCTGGTTATGTCCTGCAGGAAGACGACAGCAAAATTCTATTGGAGTCTAACTAATGGCTGACCAAAAAATATCTGCAATGTCCAACGCATCGACGCTGGACGGCACTGAGCTTGTTCCCCTCGTTCAAAGTGGCGCCAATGTTAAAGCGACGGTGGCTACGCTTAACGCGTTTACGACTAACCGTATTGCGTTATTGAGCTCTGAGACGCAGACGGCAACGGCTGATACGCCAACGCTCGTAACCTTTAACAACACGGCGTTCTCGCAAAACATTTCAATTGCTGACGATACAAAGATCACGTTTGCTAAGGCCGGAGCCTTTGTGCTGGACTTCAGCTTTCAGTTATCTAACGCCAACTCGCAGATTCAAACGGTTGGCATTTGGGTTCGCTTAAATGGGCTTGACTATGCTCTATCTAATACCAGCATCGATGTACCCGAAAGCCATGGTGGCAAAGAAGGAGAGACCGTTGCGGCATGGAGCATTCCCGGCGTCGCGGTTGCCAATGACTATATTGAAATTGTGTGGTCTACAAGCGATGCAGGCACAACCATCAAGTACAAGGGGGCTCAAACTTCTCCGACGAGGCCCACGACGCCTTCTGCGATTGCAACCGTATTTCAGATTGGATAACCATGCCAGCCAAGAGCAAGTCTCAGTTTAGGTTGATGAAGGCCGCGGAGAACAATCCTGAATTCGCAAAGAAGGTCGGCATCAAACCATCGGTCGCCAAAGAGTTCACCGAGGGCAATGTTGGCAAGAAGTCTTATTCCGAGTTAAAGGCCAAGAAGGGCGGCGTCTCATTAGCCATTGGTCGGGGTGAGAAATTACCCGCAGATCGTGGCGCAGGGCTTACCGAGAAGGGCCGTGAGAAGTATAATCGGGAGACGGGTTCAAACCTCAAAGCGCCCCAGCCTCAAGGCGGCAAGAGAAGGGACTCGTTCTGCGCCAGAATGGGACCAGTCGCTGAAAAAAGCGAGAAGGGTAGCAGGGCACGGGCATCAATGAGGCGTTGGAACTGTCCGGGGTGGTAAATGGCTTATTCAGGCACTGTAGGTACAACGGTAATCAATGTTCAAACACTGATTGACCATGGCGCTCGACGTTGCGGCAAACTTGCCGAAGAGCTTACGTCTGAGCAGATCATCTCCGCAAAGGAGTCGCTTTACTACGTCTTATCCAATCTCATCAATATTGGCATCCAGTATTGGGCGATCGATAAGAAAGTCATCGGCTTAAACGCCAACCAATACATTTACGAGCTCCCACTGGGCTCAAATGATGTGCTACAGGCCCTCTATCGGCGTATGAACCGCCCGTCAGGGTCTTACGCTACCAGTGCAGGCGGGACGGTTGAGAACGCTTTTGACAGCGATATAGACACCATCTGCACCCAAGCATCGGCTGACGGCAATATCTCGGTCAATTACGGCACCAACAACCCCGTTTATATTGGGTCGATCGGCATTTTGCCGGGAGCCACTGCGACGGTTAACGTGATCTTTGAGTATTCCAACGATGGATCAACGTGGAGCACGTTATACGACCCCGGCGCAGAGTCGTGGGTAGATGGTGAGTGGATTTGGTACGACATCGACCCGGGAACAAACGCTCAGTACTACCGAATTCGGGCTACAGGTGGCTCAACGCTGGTGTTAAGAGAGCTTTATTTCGGCAATAACTCGACCGAAATTACGATGGCTCGCTTAAACCGCGACGATTACACCAATCTGCCCAATAAAAACTTCACGGCCAACCAGCCCTTCCAATATTGGCTGGATCGGACCATTCCTCAGCCCAAAATGTACCTATGGCCAGTGCCTTCGGACACGTTTGTGCAGATGACTATCTGGTATTCCGCTCAAGTCATGGACGTGGGAAGCCTTTCTGGCGAGCTTGAGATCCCTCAGCGTTGGTATTTAGCTATTCAGTCGTTACTGGCTCATCAAATGAGCTTGGAATTGCCCGGTGTGGACATGAATCGCATGGCCTATCTTGAAAAACTGGCTAAAGAAAACCTTTCCTTGGCGGAAGTGGAAGAGCGCGACAAGTCGCCGATCTACTTTGCGCCCAATATCAGTGTTTACACCCGGTAATGGCGATCTTTTTAGACACCATTGGCCAATCCGACCTAGCGATTGCCATATGCGACCGGTGCAGAATGAAGCGAGCCCATGCGGTTATGCGATCGGACCCCAACTTTCCGGGGTTACAGGTCTGCAACGAGGGGTGCGCGGACGAGTTTGACCCTTATCGTTTGCCGGCGAGAAAAACTGAGCGCATCACATTGCGCTTTCCTCGTCCAGACGTAAGTGTGGCTGTAGATGACAACAACCTAGTAACCGGCGGCGCCAATGAGTTTGTGATTTCACCCGAACAGAATGACGACACGCCTGAAAACAACGGAAACTTAAACGGTATCGAGGTGTAATGTGGCAAATGTAACGATTACTCAACTACCCGCGGCCGGCACAATTACCGGTGATGAGCTCGTACCTGTCGTCCAAAATGGACAGACTGTTAAGGCAACGGCCTCAGCGCTTGCCGGCTCACCCGTTCAAACGCAGACGTTCCTAACGAAGAATAACGAGCCGACATTAGAGAATAGTCGTTATCTGTCTGCAGGAACGGGCTTGGGCCTTACGGACGGTGGGGCGCAGTCCTTTTTAAACATCAACCTCAATGGCGCCTCAGGAAGCCTTGAATCCGCCTCTACAGGCATTGTTGCGAAGACGGCGTCCGATGAGGTAACAGCAAGAACACTAACCGCCTCCGGAAGTGGATTCTCCATTTCTAACGGCGATGGCGTTTCTGGCAATCCTACATTTAGCCTTACGGGTTTACCCTTAGCCCTTGCCAATACATCGGGAACTGGCTTTTTGTCGGTTGTTGGCGGGTCAACAATTGCAGGGCGAACGCTGACGGGCACTGCAAATCAGATCAATATTGCTAACGGCAATGGATCTGACAGCCCTGTATTTAGCATTGCAAACAATCCGGTTATGCCCGGGGTGGCCTCTCTGACCATTCCCAAAGGGACAACGGCTGAGCGTCCAGTAGCAACGACCGGAATGATCCGTTACAACACGGACAGCGGTGACTATGAGGTTGTCGATTCGCTCAATAACTGGGCGGCCATCTCTGCAGGTGGGGTGACTCCAACTGCAAACAACCTTGCAGGGGGTGCCACAGGCTCCATTCCCTATCAGGTCACATCAAGCGTAACAACCTTCTTGGCGGCCGGCAGTGGCGTCTTGGTGGGCGGCGCTACCCCATCGTATTCAACGAACCCTACCCTTACGGGCGAGAATTTCACCAATATTCCTAATGGTGCTCTGGATAACAGTTCGCTGACATTTAACGGGGTTACTGTTGCTCTTGGCGCCTCCGGAACGATTACGGCCTCTACAACGGCCGCATTAACCGCCGGAACAGGGATTCAGTTTGACTCAGGAACAACCTTTGACGGCTCGACCGCCAAGACAATTGGCATCGATTCAACCGTTGCCACGCTCACTGGCAATCAAACGCTGACAAACAAGACGATTGACGCGTCAAGCAATACGCTTCAAAACATCCCTAATGCGTCGCTCGTCAATCCGTCGTTTACGCTTGGTACTAGCAATATTGCTCTTGGCGCTACCGAACTAGCTCCCGCTGGGTTGACATCGGTCACCGTGACTCAAGACCCGACCACTAACTTTCAATTGGCGACCAAGCAGTATGTTGACACCCTTAGTGCGGCGGGCATTCACTATCATGATCCTGTCTATGTTGAGGTTCCAGCGTCTACTGGCAACCTCAATGCGGTATACGACAACGGCTCGTCTGGTGTTGGTGCAACACTGACAAACGCAGGCACTCAAGAGGCGTTTACAGCCGACGGTGTTGCCGTGCCTCTTGATGCTCGCGTTCTTATTTATCACCAGACTGATCAAACACAAAACGGCGTTTATACATTGACGACCGTAGGTGACGGCTCAACCAATTGGGTGCTGACTCGCGCAACGGACGCAGATTCCTATGGGCCCTCTGATCCTAATGCTTTAGGTCAGGGCGATGCATTTTTTGTTACTAATGGTAATACCGGCGCTGGCGAGACCTACGTTTGTAATACGGAAGGCACAATTACTTTTGGTTCGACCGCAATTACGTTTGTGCAAATATCGTCGGCGCAGATCTACAGCGCTGGTACGGGACTAACTTTAACGGGAACGCAGTTTAGCCTTACGGCGCCCGTTGTTGCATCGCTTGGCGGCACAGGTCTCACGAGCTACACGTCCGGCGACCTTGTTTACTACGCGTCTGGCACTGCATTTAGCAAGCTAGGAATTGGCTCAAGCACCTACATTCTTACGTCAAGTGGAAGCGCCCCCCAGTGGAGTGACCCAACCGGTGTAACGGTAGGATCAGCAACCAACGCGACGGACGCAACCAATGCGGCAAATGTAGCGACATCTGCAAGCAGTACGGACGCTACTTTTTACCCGACATTTGTGGATGCGACGACAGGCAATAACGCTATAGAAGTTGACTCAAACCTTACTTACAATCCTAGTACCAACGTACTAACAGCGGGCACTGTGACCGCAACCACTGGCATCTTTGGAGGTACTTTCTAATGGCCCAAACAGGATACACCCCTATATCGCTGTACCACAGCACAACGGCATCAGCCGTCCCGACCGCGGTTAATCTTGATGACGGCGAATTGGCAATTAACATTACCGATGAAAAGCTGTACTTCAAAAACGCCGGAGGGACCGTTAAGTTATTGGCCGATTCTTCCGCGCAGGGAACGGTCACGTCTGTTGATGTTTCTGGAGGCACAACCGGACTAACGACAAGTGGCGGTCCAGTAACGGGCGCTGGGACGATTACCCTCTCTGGGACATTGGGAGTTGCCAACGGAGGCACTGGAGCAACATCACTTACGGCCAACAATGTTTTGATTGGCAATGGAGGTTCTGCAGTTCAGTTTGTAGCCCCCGGAACATCGGGAAACATCTTGACATCGGACGGGACGACATGGACATCGTCAGCGCCCGCTCCGGGCGGTATTGATTATGTCGTTAAGACGGCCAACTACACCACTCAGAACAATGAGGGCGTTCTTGCTGACACGTCTGGCGGCGCGTTTACAGTAACGCTACCCTCAAGTCCAAGCACTGGTGATCAGGTGGTGGTAGCGGACCCGACCGGCGATTGGGGCACCAACAACCTTACAGTGGGCAGAAACGGATCAACCATTTCTGGCGCCGCTGAGGATTTGGTATGCGACATTGCAGGGGCCGCAGTCCAGCTTGTGTATGACGGCACAACATGGGCCATTTACGCGCAGATTGGCGGAAACGGCGGAACGGCCGTTACTTTAGACGGCGTTCAAACTCTTACTAATAAGACTCTTGCCGCAACCACATTGAGCGGGACATTATCGGTTGCCGACAACATCGTTAATCGTCCGGTGCTTGAGGACTATGCTGTTCAAGGGTCGGCAATTGGCAATGTCGGGGCAACAAGAACGTTTGACTTATCGACAGCAAACTTCTTCTCGGCCACTGTAGATCAGGCATCAACATTCACGTTTAGCAATCCCCCGGCAAGCGGCGACTTTGGCGCATTTGTTATGGAGCTTACAAACGGCGGCGCATACACGATTACATGGCCGACAAGCGTTGATTGGCCCGGAGGAACTGCGGTGACTCTAACGGCATCGGGCGTCGATCAATTGGTCTTTACGACTAGAGATGGTGGAACGACTTGGTACGGCTTCGTTGCTGGGCTTGATATTAAATCCCCATAAGGCTTAAAAATGGCTGACTTACTAGGTATGCTTCAAGCCGCATCTGGTTCCGGTGGCGGCGAGCCTGATCCGTATTTTAATCAGACTACTTTGCTTCTCCACGGTGACGGTACGAATGGCGCACAGAACAACACCTTCCTAGAGTCCTCTACCAACAACTTCACCATTACGAGGAACGGCAATACCACCCAAGGAACATTCTCACCGTTCAGCAAGCCTGATGGTAGGTGGGGGAATTATTTTGATGGGAGTGGGGATAACTTAACTTTGGCTGGTAGCTCTGCTTTTGCCATCGCTACTTCATCAACTCCATTTACTATCGAGACTTGGATTTATCCAACGGCATCTGGTGGAATAATTTTCACCGATTCATA